TTCAACTAACATTGAAACCGGCAATAAACTACTTTTTGCAGATTCTTTATTTCTTATAATAATTTTGGGATTGAAATCCTTTGCTTTATTATTATAACCACTCAATCGAATACTTTGCCCAAACTTAGATTGGATTAATGTATCACCTTCATATAATTTTAAACGATGAATTGGTTTTTTCTTAAAATATTCACCAAATTCTCCCCCAAGTTTAGCCAAAGTGTTTACAACTCCACTAAATGATTTAAAATTACTTACGCCAGTTTGTGGTGTACCAGCTGGTTTTGTACCAGCTTCAGTACCTCCATTATTGATAGTTTTATTTAAGTTTACTCTTTTATAAACAGGAACTACTCCGTTAAAATAAACATCTACCACTTCGGTTACAAGTGGGATATCCAAAAACAATTCACTTTCTGGATAAGCAATTATTTTTGTAGCTTTATTTTTTCCATAAGATTCAACTTCGATTGTACCAGGTATAATAGTTCTTCCATTTGGTTGTTGTCCAAATTCTAAATAAACCTTTTTCACTATTCCAACTGTTACACCGGTTCCTTGATAGTTTACCGATTTTGTTTGGGGTGATACCTGATAGTCATCTTTAAATGAAAACATACCCATTATCTTTTTTCCAATTTATTTTGAATTTCTTGTAACTCTATTTCAATATCATCAACTTTATCCTTAGTTTGCTTTTCCATCTCATCTGCTACACTTCTCACTTCATCCAATAATTGTGCTCTTTCTGCTTCTGATAAAAATCCGTCATCGGATGGCCCTTTAGATTCGGATGCAATTATTCTTTGAGCAATAGTTGCTAATCTAATAAGTAAATCATCATTTTCTACTGAAAACTTTACCAAATCTTTTATAACCGGACCTATTTCTGCAATATCTCCAGCATGTCTGATTGATTTCTTAAATTCTTCAATCAAATCTCCTATTTTTTGTTTCTTTGATCTTTGGTTAGTGTATATTTCCTGAAATAAATCGGATAATTTCTTTTCACCAAATAAAACAAAATCCGTTGCTTGTTGTTTTCCCATAATTTAAATCTTAATTATAAATACCCAAAACCAAAATATCTAAATCATAGATGATATAATACTAACAATTGGAAATTCTTCAATTTCAGTTGTATTCAATAAAATATCATTCTTATCTTCATAAGAATCGTTTAGAATATATCTATATATATTTTCAATATTTAAATTTTTATAAAAGAAAAATTTATGGTAATTGTGTTCTACCCTTTCTTGAAATTTTGGTTGTAAAACCATTTGTTTTACATCATATGATCTCATCTTAGCAATTTGCTCAATAACATCCACATATGATTTTACAGTACCATCAATATCATTTGTATCGATTTTAAAATCAAACAAATCATTGAAAAGAACAAATCCTAATTCTTCGATTATTTTAATTTGATATTCAGAAGATATCAAAAGTAGGAATGGTATTTTATGAGCAAAATTTCTAATAGTTTTTTCAGTTAAATGGCAATTAAAACCATTATTATCCATTCCAAAATCAGAGAATGTTTCTACCACAAAACTAAAAAACGAATTTTTATATACTAATTGAAATTTTCTATCTTCTTCCAAAATAGTATGCTCATAAACTTTATCATAATCATGACTCTTAAGAATATCTAAATTATTTTTAATGTTTTCAAATTTTGTTATGTTTCTATCGCCATAACATAAATCACCATTACACCCTACATAACTTTGATTAAAATTTAAATTTCTAGATAGTAATTCATTTAAAACTAATGCTCTAGGAGTTCTAACCGAATTATTTAAAAAACTAAATTTTAAAAACCTATGGTCTACATTTAAAAAACCAGTATCTAATTGTGATTTTACTATATGATCAGTAATAGATAATCCTTTTGTTAGACAATTAAACTTATCTAAAAAATGATTTGTAGAATGAAAGAAAATATTTTTTTTATTTAATCCTAATTTTATACATCTTTCTAAAAAACTTTTAGCAGAACCAAATGCTATTGGTTCAGTAAGATTATATAATACTACCTTTTTATTTAAAAAATTATTTCTTTCTAAATCTATAAAGAAATCAGTTTGGTTTGTTAGAGATATAAAAAGAAAATCTGCTGAATGAGGGTTATCTACTTTTTCAAAAAAAGTTTGATTATATAAATGAGATGCATTTATAAATTCAATTGATAAATTGTAAAAATATAATTTTACCATTTTATTGATTGTATAAAATTAAATAACTCTTCACCAATAAGTTTATAACCCTTTACATTAGGATGTTGAGTGCTTCTTAAATCCCAATTTTCATTATATTCCCAAAATGTAGAATCAGTTCTCTTAATTAACCAATCTCTAAATGTATTCGATTTATAACCCCAATATTTTTCAGATTTTATAAGATTAGTCTTATCATAAGATTTATCCAATCCTAAAAACATATTTTCAATTCCATCACATAAAACATAATTTATTTTATAATGCTCTAAAAATGATTGAAGAAATATAATATAATTTTGATTTACAATTGAATAGTATAAATCTTCATAAAGATTAGTAAGCCAAAATTTTTTATAATCTTCCATAAAGAAATCATAATATCTATTATCAGTTTGAGTTGAACTAAAAAATCTTTCAGGAGTTTGCATTAAATGTTTAACACTCCAACTTAACCATTCTCCTCTTGGGCCTTTAGGCATAAATGGTAAATAATCTCTTAATGATGAACTCCACATAACAACTACCAAATCATGTTTTGTTGTTATTCCAGCTTTTACATCATCTACAAGTTGATTGAATATTTTATTATTTGGATTACCACTCAAACCGTTATTTTCATACGGCATATTTAAATTATCGGATAAAAACTTAACCCAACTATTTTCTTTTTGATATGCCATCTTTTCGTGTTTAGAGAGGGTATCTTCGATTTCTCTATTACAACCCTCTCCAATAGTCCAACTATCTCCGTAAGCAACTAATCTTTTCATTTTTTTGTTACAACATAGTTTTCTAATATTAACATATCCAATCCAATTTCCAAGAAAGTTTTAATGGCAATTTGAGGATTCATAATCATAGTTTGATCCTTAACATTAAAAGATGTATTTAAAACAATTGGAAAACCATTTTTCTCTTCTAATTTTTCTAATACTGAATAAACTCTTTCAGTTTCATCTTCATTTTTTAATGTTTGTATTCTTGCAGTTCCATCTATATGTGTTATAGCAGGAAGTTTATCTCTAAATTGTTTTTTTACACTTACAATCTGATTCATATAAGGTACTTCCTTATCCCACTCAAAATATGTTTTAGTAGATTCTTCTTTTACTATTGGAGCAAAAGGTCTAAATCCTTCTCTTTTCTTTACAATTCTATTTATTTTATTTTTCATTTCAGGATTTCTTGGGTCAGCAAAAATAGAGCGATGCCCCAATGCTCTAGCTCCCAACTCCAATCTACCCTCAAACCAAGCAACCACTTTTCCATTTGATATTTCATTTGCAACCAAATCAACGATTTCATAATTATTTAATTTTTTGTAGATTAATTTATCATTATAAGTTCTTAAAATTTGTAAAATGTATTGATTTGTAAACTTTGGACCTAAAAATGGATTTGTGTTATCTAAACGAGTTTTTTCAGTTCCTCTATAATATGATATTAAACATCCACCTATTGATGAACCTGCATCGGATGGTGCAGACGGTATCCATACATTTTTAAATCCTGTTTTTTTACTTATTTTTCCATTTGCAGTTCCATTGTATGCACATCCTCCACTTAACACCAAATTATTACATTTAGTTTGTTTATGCAATTCTTTTAATAATCTAAAAAAGTACATCTCATAGATAAATTGAACTGATGCGGCTAAATCTTTATGTTGTTGTGTTAATTCTTCATTTGGTAAACGAGGTAATAAACCCAAATGATTTGATAATTCTGAATTAAACATTACTTCATCACTTTTATGATAATTAAACATTTTCATGTTTAATTTATAAATTCCTTTTTCAGATGGAGAAATAATTTCTCTGAATTTATCAATGTATATTTTAGGATTACCATATGGTGCTAATCCCATTACTTTATATTCTCCTTCGTTTGGTTTGAATCCTAAAAAAGCAGTAAAGGTTGAATAAAACATTCCTAATGAATGTGGAAAATTAGTTGAATTAAGTTTTTTCCAATCATTACCATCTGCTTTTGCTAAAACGGTAGTTTCCCATTCCCCTACACCATCTACACTTAATACAGCCGCTTCGTTAAACGGTGATGTGAGGTATGAATATCCTATGTGAGAATCATGATGAGAAGTAAATTTAATATCAGCATTTGAAAATAAAAACTTAATTTGTTTTTTAAGTTTAAAATATTGTTTTACACCTTTTATTAAAAAAGAAAAAGCATCTTTTATTTGAAAATTAGCTAAACACAAACTAACTATTCTATGTGTTTTAACTAATGGTTTTTCATAAAAACATACTTCATTAACATCTTCAAATGAAATTCCTGCTTCTTTTATTATCCATTTAATCGATTTATGTGGGAATGAGTTATCATGCTTTATACCACTAAATCTTTCTTCTTCTACTGCTAATAATACTTTACCATCTTTCACTAAACATGCAGAACTATCGTGGTAAAAGCAACTTATCCCTATACTAATCATAATTAAAAAAATCTTTCTTCTTCTATTTCGATATCTCCTGTATTTAAAAATTCTTCTAAAATTCTATCTTGATGAACTTTCATTATCGAAATAACTTTTGTTATATAATGTGTTTTATGCCCTGTCATCTCTCTGATTAAAAGATAAAGGCTTTTTTTGTTAAAGTTTTCTATGTAATCAACTCTTCTGAATAACTCCAATATAGCATCTGCTATTTGTATATCTCGTTTTTTATCAAAAACTGAATTTAATTTTTTATCCCAATATTCTAACATTATAACTCTGAATTCAGCGTGGTTACTATCAGTTTCAATAGCAACAGTATCTTCTGCTGGATTCCAGCTTTCAGGCATTGCTGAAATTAAATCATTTTGTTTATATCGCTTATAGTTTGAATTGTTTAATAGAATTAAATGGTTTAACGCCATTCTGGTGAAGTAGGAAAATGCCTTTCCCTTTCCTTCCTGAAACATATGAATTTTTGAAATCATTTGTGCTACAACTTCTCTTTTCACATCGGATGGCCCATCATCAAAATATGAAAATTTATAAGTATTCAATACGTTTTCTGCAATTTTTTCAAAAGGATATTTTATCCTATCAACGTACAACTGATTTCTTTCTCTTTGGCTTTCTGATTTATTGTAAGCTATAATAGCTTCTTCAGTATCCAAAGTGAAATACATTTTATTCTTTGGAGTTTTTGGTTTTCTCGGCATATTAGTCTAAAATATTTTCAAATGATTCTATCTCGTCTTTTATTTGTGTAAATACAGCACCAACATCATCATCTTTTTCAAATAATTCTTTACTATCAATTTCTCTTATAGTGTTTAATAATTTTTCATATTGTTGTCTTCTATCATTTATAAAATTTTCATAGAATTCAATTTTATTTATTGAGTTTCTAACTGCGTATATTAGAAGTCCACATAATATCAATAAAAAAAGTATGATTATAATTTCCATAATTTATTTTTTTAAGCTTCTCCAGGTTCCCCATAATAAGGGAAATATTCAAATACCTCTTTTTCTTTAGATTCAGTAAATTTTCTAACTCTATCATTAAGAAGTTGAGCCTTTTGTTTGATTATCATTTCCAAATCATTTCTATCAATTACACCTTTCTCTGTAATTAAATCAGTTATAGATGCTAATAATAATTCTATTTCAACTAATCTATTTGTTATAATAGAAATTGATTGACTTTGTTGATTTATAATTTCTTTTTGTGTTAGTTTTGCCATATTACATTATAACATATCCATTATCGATATATTTTTGGATATGTTTATATTTGATTTGCTCAATCAATCCTTCCGGTGATTTTGCCATAACTAATTGATTTCTTTGATATTTTACTTCAGATTGCACAGGTCTATTTACATTTCTATCTGCAATAGTAATACCATCTAAACTATCTATCATTTGTTGTGCATAGATACATTCATTTAAACCTTCTTTATTTTCCTCATTACCTTCAAATACAACTAATCCTAAATTATCAGTTTGTACTTCAATTTTCAAAGCCCTATTAACATACCTATATTTTCTCAAATCATCAAATTCAGAAACTTCTTGTGATAGAATTGATTCGTTTGAATATTTTAAAATAATAGGATTAATAAGTAACAATGGAGTTTCTTCATTAATCAAAAAAGCTCTAAATGGTAACCCAATTGATTGAGTAGATGCTGCGTAAAACTTATTCTTTTTACAATAAGAAATTAATCTATTTTTTATAATTTCTTCATCTGATTTATTAAATTGAGTAGACTCGATTCTTTTTAATTTCATATAAATTTTATTAATATAACAAATGTAGGGAAAATTTTTATAATTTCAAACTATTCTTTATCTTTTTTATGAGTAATCCAATAGTTTACAGCATTTTGGTCATTAATCCATTTTGATTTATCATTCCAATCAAAATTTCCTCTTGCATAATATGGTAGAATATCTTTTGCAACTAATACTCTATTAGGGTGTGCGGTAAATTTATCTATTAATCCATCGCCATCGGTATCATATCCATCGATAGAGCCATCACCATCTAAATCAATACCTCTTTTTGTGAAATCTCTTTGTAAAGAATTTAGTTCTATATCTTCAAAGACTTTTTTTTTAAAGATTCTTCGTATTTTTCTTTTGCCTCAATCAAAGCATCAACAGGTTCAGCAGGATTTGATACTGCATTAAAAAATACGTTAGCATCATTTTCGGATTGTAAAATATTTTCCGATTTAATCAAATTTTCATCTCTTATTGAGGAATTTTTTCCACTATCTTCATAAATTTGATAATTTTTTTCCACTAAATCTTCGCCGTACATATTTTTCTTACCTATCAATCCATTAAAAGCAATAATAAGTGCTACTGCCAATGGGTCAAATACTAATACAATGATAAGAATAAAGAATTTAACTACATTTTTCAACTCCACTCCAAATGCTTCTGCAACAAACCTAAATCCACCAACTTCTTTTTCTAAATCTAAGTTGGAAATTTTTATTTGATTGATTTTTTCAGTTTCAGAAGCATTTTCTTCTTGCAATTTAGAGATTTTATCATTAATTTTAGCAATTTCTCTATCTCTATTATCAATTGAACGAAGTAATCTAGAATTTACTCTACCACCATCGATAATTTTACTCTGATTGGTATTAAATTCGGTAATTTGAGTGGAAAGTTGAGTAATTTGGGTGTTATTTTGGTCTATTTTAGTTTGATGAACTGCAATTTCTCTATCAACTTGTTGTAGTTGAAGTGATTGTACCTGAAAAGCATTAGAAAGATACCCAAAGATACCAGCTGAAGTAATTAACATTAATACTCCAACAGATATCGTTAAATACCACTTATTAAAACCATGTATATTATCCCACATTTGTTTTAAATAAGTAGCAGCAACAAGTTTAGCTAGTTCTAATGAACTAGCCATTATCATTACTGATAAAGATGCTCCAGCAAATAAAACCCCTAAACCTGTAACTGAAAAATAAGCTGCACAACCGGCTATTAAAATTGCTGAAAATCCTACTAAGATTTTTAACCAATTCATTTTAACCTAAATCTAATAAATCGTTATTTCCTTCAACTAAGTTTCTAACTTCTTCCAATAATCTAATTGCCTCTACATTATCTGCAGGTCTTGCTCCCTTCATCATATCCAAAACAATTCTTAATCTTTGTTTGATTGCTTCGTTGTTGTCTTGAATTCTTTGTTTAAATTTTGCCATAAAATTGATTTGTTTTTATAAATATATATTAATAAAAAAGGGAAGATATAAATCCTCCCTTACTAAAGATATAAATAAAAATTTAATTATCCAACTTTTAATGAAAGTTTTTTAGGTTTAGATTCTTCTTTCCTCTCTACAACAAATGTTAAAATACCATTTTTAACTTCTGCTTTAGCACTTCTTCCATCCAAATCTTTACCTAATGTAATTCTTTCATCAATGTTACCAACCAATTCATTAAAAGGTGTTTTATCTTCACCTTTTTTAGCTTTTACTTCAATTCTATCTTCGTAACAATTAATTTCTATATTTTTAGGATCATGTCCCAATACTGATAATGCAATAAATGCTTTATCATCTTTTACTTCAACTGCAAACTTTTGTGGTACATAAGTAGTTGAATAAGTTTCCCATAAGGGAGCATTGCTGGAGAATACTCTATCAAGCATTCTATCAAATTTTGAGTCGTTAATAAACATAATTTTATTTTTTTAAGTTAATACCATATAAAAAACAATTTCCATACCAACTGAATGATATGGAAATATTGTCATTATTATATTGACAAAATGTCATTAACCAACAACTTGCTGTCTTTCGATAAATGAACTCATTGAGTCTGCGAAATGCAGGATTTGATACATTGGAGTTTTTATCGATGCTCCTGGTTTATAAGTTTTTAAATATTTCTGATTATCTTCATCATACATACCATCTGTAAGTTTGATACCAAAATATTCTTTTTCATTATACTGAATACCATAATGATTTAATGTAAAAAAAGTTCTATCTGTTAAAGTCATATAGGTATTACTTTCATTTCTTTTAAAGAATTCTCCTCTATTTTTAACATGCCAATCTGAATCATTAGGAATGTAATGCATTTCTTCTTTAGTTCCTAATTTACCTAAATCATGATGCAATGCTGCAAATAATAATTCATCTTCAGTAAAATCAAATTTAGCACCTGCTTCAGCAAAAGTATTTTTCATTCTTAATGAGTTTTTGCACACATTAAAAATATGGTCAATATATCCACCTTCATAAGCATTGTGAAAATTTAAATTACCACTCGCAGGTGATAGCATTAAACTAGCTCCTAATTCATCCATTGAGTACATATGGAGACATTTTTCTAATCTCTCTCCCTTTACATACTTTTTGATAATTCCAATGAACCTTTGGTAGTTTTGTTCTAATTGTTCGTTTGAGTACTTCTTAGTCATTTCTTTTTTTCTTTTAAGTTTTATTTTTAATTCTTTTTTACTTCTTTAGTGATCTATACTAAAATAATATACCCCAAATATACGGAAAAAATTTTAATTTTCCAACTAAATCGAAATATTTTTTTCAATTATTTTAAATTTTCCTTAGTCAGAACAAAATACAACATATCTAACTCCTCTACAAACGTACATAAACCCAATCCTCCACTATCAAATAGTTCTACTATATATTCACCCTCATTTAAACCGATGTCCTCTGATTCTGCGTTATATGAAGAAATAAGATACATACAATTTGGGTCAGTATTATTTTTTGGTAATTTTAACATATACGCATATGAACCTTCTTCATGTTCATCATTAATTTTTTCAAATCCTAAACTAACCAAATGCTCTTCGGTAATAGGAGTTAAATCTATTTGTATTTTTGGCTTCATTATTCTAATACTATTTTTGTATAAATTTTCTTTTGGCTATCAAAGTGAGATGCTTTTATAATCATTGTATCACCTTTCATTCTATATATAGGAGATATGATGGTATTTATTTCACCCTTAGTTCCACTATACGATGCTTTATTTACAGTCGGTACTAATTCATCCTTTGATGAAATTAATGGAGGTAATTGTACTACCGTAAATTGACCCGTAAAATAGTTAATATACGTTTTTGTAATTGTAGCAATAGTATCGTTTCTCCTTAACATCCAATAAAGATTACTTTCCCATTCTATTTTTTCAGGAGGAAATGGTTCTTTTCCATTTACCAATATTCTGCCAGTAATTCGATGTGATTGTTGATTTAACGTACTATCTAACTTAAGATGGTATAATCCATTATTATCCTTATATAAACTTTTTCTACCATCTCTTGTTAAAGCTGAATCGATTGTGAACGTATATTCTTTTTTAGGAGAAATTTCATTTACTTCTTTTTCACATGATGTAAAAACTAAAAGAAAGGAAACTCCTATGAATATTTTTCTCATAATAACTTTTTTAATATAGAATCCCAGTTAGGATACTCATTATATGAATCATTTACATAATCATATCCAAATTGTAATAATTCACCCTTAAATCCACCTGCACCATTAGCTTTTCTATCATCAATTAAATAATCTCCAATTAACATATTTTTCAAATGAGTAACACACATTTTTTTCTCAAATAAAGAACCAAAGTGTTTTTCAACCCAATAACGTTTATCGGTAGCAGATTCCGGATTTTCCCAAGGGGCAGTTGTAGCAATATATAATTCATATTTCCCACTTTCTGCCAGTTTTTTAACTGCTTCAACTGCTCCTTCAATTGGTGGAGGATTACGAAATACACCGTGTATTTTATCATAATCTCCTTCATATTTTTCTTTAAATTTTGGATTTCTTTCTAATATCTCATCAACTCCTTTACGAAAATCAACTAATACCCCATCCATATCTATCCACACTATTTTTTTACTCATATTATTCTATATTAAACGATACATAAATTGATAACCACAATCATCATCGTAATCATCATCCTCAACTACTTTAATACCACTGCCGATAATTTCTTGTAATTTACCAACATTAACTCTACTCCAATAACCAAATCGAAGAAAAACATCATTTGTTCCACCCCAAACTTGTTTGATATCAAACTCACCAAACTCTGCTTCAATTTCTTTTAATTTGGAAATGCTTAATCCGTTCATCATAATTTTATATTTTAAAATTTAAATTTTTTATTAAAGATATTCAGGACCATATACTCCATAACGAGCAGTACCATCCATAATGTTTCCTCTGGCATGCTTTGCCGGAGATTTCCATGATGCACATTTTAATAAATCACCTTTCTTAATCGGTGCTCCTTTCAAATCACCATCAACTCTACTAATAAATCCCCAACAAGTTGAACCATCCCAAAAACGAAGGAATTTATTACCAACTTCCATAACTAAATCAGTATTACCTTTTTTGAACTCCATATTCTCATAATACTTAGCTCTTTCGGCATTTACTTTAGTTAAAAACTCAGCAACTTTTGGGTTACTTTTTAAATAATTTAAGGATTTTTCATTCATTGTTCTCATATATCTTATCTTTTATTACATAGTAAAGATATGATAAAATTTTGGATTTTCCAAGCGTTTTGGAAAATATTTTAAAAAAATAACCCATTGATTTTCAATGGGTTATATAAATTCCAATTCTCTATTAACGAAATCGTAATCAAATGTAATTGGTTTATTTTCCGCATCGTAACTCAATGAACAAATACATCCATTAAATGCGTACCCACTCCAATCACCATATTGAATAGGAGCATATCCATAATCTTCGTGAATGTGTCCACTAAAATGTAAGTGCGGTTTCACTTCATTTAGCTTGTGTAATAAATCTGCACATCCAACATTTTCATATGTACGATATGTTTTATCCCTATAACCATAAATTGGTCCGTGAGTAATTACAATATCACTATCCATTGGAATGGTATCCCAAACTTTCGAAATAGCCTCACCCCTATCTTCATTGAATGCCCAACCATATCCAAATGATGGGCTGATTGGAGAACCCCATATTTTCACTCCATCCAACTCAACAAATGAATTTTCTAAATAGAATACGTTTGAATTCAAATCGGATGATAGTAATACATCTAACCATTGTGGTTTGCCGACTGAAGCAATTCCTTCATACACAATTCTATCAAAATATTCTGATTTGTTTCTAAAAAGAATTTCAGATTCAAATGATAAATCGTGATTACCTGCTATGAATACTTTGTGAGTATAGTTATCAATTTCATTAAACCATTTTACAAAACGTTTAACTTCGGTTTCCCTACCAATTGAACTTATATCACCACTATGAATAAGCAAATCACCGCCTGGCATTCTACCAATTTGGTTATGCTTATTATGCGTATCACTAATGTGTGTTATTCTCATTTTCATACTCTAAATGTAATAAAAATTATTCAATATTCCAAATAATTCTTTCAGAGTTTGAATATGTTATATTAAATAAAATTGCTATACGGTTAATATCTTCTTTTACAATTGAAACTTCATGCATAGGGTCACTATCTCCTCTAAAATTTAAAAAAACTAATTTACCAAAGGAAGGAATAATCTCCGCTCCATCTACTATAAAATTTCCACCCCATTCTCTTTTATATTCTTTGTTTAAATACAACAATATATTTGCAGGTTTAGAAAACAATTGTTTAATTGGTGATTTTCCATCTTGATGAGCAGATAATCTTCCTCCCTTTTTATACATTGTCAATAATCCATCTGATATATTAAATTTATTAACTCTAAACGTTTTATTATTTATTTTACTAACTATAATATCCGAACCATATATTTCAAATATTTTTTCGATAATAAACTTATAAATTAATGGATATTTTTTCCAATCAAAAGAATTACCAAATAAGGATAATTGACCTATATAAAAATTTTCTCTTTCTATCCAATTGTTAATTTCACTATGTTCTATTACTAAATCATCATATGTTTCAAATGATTTGATAGTATTAACAAATCCTTCTCTTTCTGGCCCTCTAAATATTAATTTTGTGTAATTGGATGTATCTGATGCGAATGAGTATAATTCTTCTAATTCTGTTATTAAATTGTGGGTTGATGTCAAATTGAATTCATAAAAGGGTTTTTCCATAAACAATATATATACTTATAGATATAAGGTTTTATTAATTAGTTTATGAAAAAAGTATTCAAAATAGATTTTGGAAAATTCGATTCTGATAAAAAATTAACATCAGAATATTCTCTTTCCTTCGAAGTTCAACAACACATTATTGCACAATTGTGGTATGATAAATTAAAAGATTTATTAACCGATTCATCCTGGAAATTAGAAACCCGATGGGCTGCATTTAAACTCCCTTCTCGTAATCCCAAAATTCTTATTGAAAAACTTAAAAGATGTGTAGAAACAATTAATAATTCCGATTGGTTTGATTATCATATTATAGAAACTGATATGATTACCGAAGATTACCCAATGGAAGTACATAATATAATTCACCACCATTTTGAAATACTAATTGGACAAGTTTGGAAACCATCCGAATATTGGCAACAAATTATAGAAAAAAAAGATTGGAAATTAGTAGATGCCGTTAGAGGATTAAACGACCTTTCACATGAAATAGAAGAGTGGAATATGGGAGGCGATGCTACTATATGTACAACATTTATGAATGGATTAGCTCCAATACATAAAGTAGAATTACCAAAAGAAGCTGATGAATTTTTTACGTTGGATGGTGCATTTGGTAGAGGATATTTACATTATGCTCAATTAGGAAAGACATGGCAAGAAGTTTGTATAGATGATGATGACCATATTGATCCAACAAATATTTCAGAACACCGATTACTTAGTGGAGAGTTTGATTTACAATTCTCTCTTTATGATAGAACACATGAGGGAATGATTGAATCTTTTGGTATGAGAGAAAAATTAGCCAAATTTGATAGAACTCCTGAAGATAAAAGTTTGAGATTAGGATACTGCCCTATATTTGATATTCAACATCAATCAAAATTAACAAACGATGATAAACTAAATATTATAGATACTATTAGAAATCATCCTCAAATTATTAGAATGGAATTAGATGGTGTAGAAAGACCATTTATGCCTTACTACGACCCATACTAATTAGTGGAGATGACCGGATTCGAACCGGTGTCTTACAAAGTAATCATAATACCAACGTTTCACAAGTTTAGTAAGTTATTATCAAAACTTACAAAATAGACGAGTTTTGATATTTCATCGTCATCAATATTCCAATTCGATTTTGGGTTCAATTGGTTTCCACCTTTGTAAATACTTCTGTTCCTAGGTTATATGTACACCGACCCGAGTTGGACTAGGCAGCTACTGCGTAATCCGCACCAACGAATGCCATAGCATCTTCGAAGGTGAATGAAGATAATTCTTCTGCGTTTATTTTTTAATACGATATTAAGGGATAGTATTATCTCCCTACTTGTGATACTATAATTCTCATCGCAATCAATTCCATAACATCCCCGAATTACTTTTTATAAAATATAAATATAGGTTCGTATTTATAAAACTCACCTTTAATTTTCATACTATTTTTAACACCACTTAAATCAACTCCTGTCATTGGAGACATCGTCATTCTGATTTTACCCTGATATTCCATACCCAATTCAGTTAAAATATCAATTGAATCTTGTTCTAATGGATAAAAACTTTTACCAATTTTAATATCAGCAATATTCCATAGAATATATCTATCATTTTTTAGATATTCAAATGCAGTTGTTAGTGTAGGTCTTAAGAATCCATCTCTCCAACTTTCATAGTTACCAAACTTTTTATAAGATTGAGTTTCATCATCTGAATATCTTTCCCTATCAAAATAAGGAGGTGAAGTAAATATAAAATCTAATTGACCTTTATATTTTTGAAATCCAGGTTCTTCGCTAATAATTTCTGAACCCGTTCTGTAAATTTCATATGTGTTTTTGTGTCCCCAAAATGGATTAGATGCTCCTGGTATGCGTGAATTAAAAAATTCAGCTAAGTACTCATAACGAGTCTTCCCTATTTCATCAATATAATTTTCTGTATTCGGGTCATTACCAATGTAGTGAATATTTCTATCATCAACTGATAATGCTCCTAATATTCTACCACCCCAACCAGAAGATGGATCGTAAATATTAATTTGTTTTTGGTCTTTGATGTGGTTTGTAAATCTTTGATACAAATACTTTGCAGTAAGTGGAGGAAAGTTTACAGCTGCTTGTGTACCCATTCCAATTCTAAATGCAGCGGTTGCTTCTGGAAATATAGTTTGACCCAAAGGATACCACTTTAATTGAATAGGTTGTTTTTCTAAATCAACCAATGAATCAATATCCTCACCCCAATTAGCAGTTTTAAGAGATGAAATATGTTTGTATCCAATAATGCCTGCTTTATATAACTCTTTAACTTCTTCCGCAGTAATAGGAAGAGATTCAATTCTACTATCAGTTTGCGCTAAACAAAAATCATGCCCTTCCCAAATATTACCTCTCATCCATTCTTCAATCCATTCCTTACCAGTTGCTAAATGAGAATTGTGATGTTCTTTATTACCTTTAGCAAGAGTTTTAGAGAAACGATACATTGCATCCTGACGAGTTAATCTTCTCATTTGTTTTGCAAATTCAGGAAGATATTCATCATTACAAAATATATCGTAAATAGATGGTTTTGGTTTATCATAAGTTGAACCACCAATACCTGTTTTATACATTGCAGGAAAGAATTGATTTACCGGCGTTGCAAATTTATTAAAATTAAAGATTACTTCATTACCATCATCATCGGTTTCTTCAAACTTATCTACTTTATATGTTTGTAGTTTCGAAAATTGTTCTATAATTTCACCTTCAGATGAACCAATACGAGGAGGTGCTCCTGTTTCATTCCACACTTCAACGACGGTCTTGCGGAACATTG